ATGCAGGTGTTAGTGTTAATTCCTTCTTAAAGAACACTATTATTTCAAATAATGTTATTAAGAAAGTAGATAATGGAATAATTGCTAATATATCCGTGCTTAGAAATATAAACTTCATAGTTGCTAATAATGTTATCGAGGAAGTTGCAGAAAGAGGAATCTTTGCAGGTGGTACAGGTGTTACAATTAGCGATAACAACCTTGTTGGAACAGTGAATAGTGCGATTAGAATAGGTACTGCAAGCGGAGTTGTGATCTCTGGGGGTAGTATTACTAGCTGCTGTTCAGGTTCAAGCGAAGGAGATATTGCCTCATATCAAGATGGTAATAAAATCACCGTTGATGGCGTTCAGATTATAAACAGTTTATCTTCGGGTAAAGTAATTGTAGCTTGTGAACGAGTTATGAATTGTAAAATTGAGCAAGCTTCGCCTTCTAATCAACAGATATTCTCAGCAAATGAAGTGAAAAACAATACCATGAATGGTGGTATTAACTTGGATGGAAATAACTACGGCTCAGGGATGATCATCGGTAATCGTATTGATACTAATAACGTATTAATATCTAATGATGCTATATCATTGAACTCCACTAACCAAAGTTGTATTGTTTCTAATAACTACATCAAAACTACACACCCAGCATCTACGCATCGTGAGGGTATTTATGTAGCTTCAGGTTCTAACAATCACGTTATAAATGGCAACATAACAATCTCTGAAACACCTGCTTCTGGTATTGTGAATAATGGTTCTGGCAGTGTCGTAAGTAATAATAGTTTACAATAATCTTAAACAAAGGAAACATAAATGCCACAATTAGCAAATGATAACACCCCATATAACCCTAAGATGGGTGATGGGTCACGAGGCTTAGTTCAGTTTGTAAAAGGAAGCTCTGATGGTTATCTTTATGGTAGCTTAAACGGAACTAACTACGTACTGATACACAGCTTTACTGCAAGTGAAATGAAAGAACTAGCTCTACCACCTTTTGTTCTTATTGGGGGCAGTGCCTCTGATATTACAACTGACTTAGGTGCTACTTCAAAGGCTTATCTTAGTGAGACGAGGTAGATATGGCTCTTATTAAAGATGTAGTCCAACCTTTTGTAACTGATCTTGTACATGTTGTAATGTCTTTAACTCCCTCACCGCTTGGTGGGGGGTTTTATAACCAAGTTGCTGCTAGCTCTCTTATAGACTCTATAACCGTCACAAGCGGCACTGCTAATATCTACGGTAACATTTACTCAGGATACGGTCAGCGTATAGGTGGTTATCACGGCTCAAGAAGTCCTTCTACTATTGATTTAGCTGATGGAGTTACACATGGCGTTGAAGCTATACGTCAACATAATAACAAAGTTGAATTTACATTAGGTGCAAACTCTACACAATACCTAGGTACTATTTCTCCAGCAGGTGGTGTTACTAACTCAGACGCAGCAGCGTTTAAGACGATCAAGTTTTACAACACAGCTGGTAATAATTTAGTTCTTAGCCTTGAAAGAGAGGACATACCTTTCAGTAGTTATAGTAGAACGGGATACGTTAACGGCTCCACGGTAAGCCTTAGATTCCCTGTTTGGAAACAAACATCGGCTGAAGCAGGTAATTACTTCATTAACCAAACAATACGAGTAGAACTCTGGAGTTAATATGACACATTTAGTAAGAAAATTAACCAGTGTTTCTTCAGATGATATTAATCGTTTGTTTGAGGACTGTAAAACTAAAATACTAGAAGGTACTTTACCATTTGAAGGTACACCTACGGAAGCGGATGCAGCGGTATACTTTAACATAGGCATTCCTAATGTCCTTGCGATGCCACAGGGCGAAGTCTTCGGTTACTTTAAAGATGATCACCTGTGCTTTATACGTTATGCTTTAGTCACTGATGGTGTCTTAGAGCAGTCTTACTACCTCGCAGGAAATGATGCAGAAGGTAGTCGGGCTTACTTGTATTCGCAAGAGTTTGCTGATGCACTTAAAGCGTACTACCAAGCTAACTTTACAGCAGTAGACTCGTGGGCAATCGCTGGGCAATCTACAGCTACCTATGAAGAGACTACACTGAAACCTAATCTATATGAGACAGCAGGAGTTAGTTACGTCAAAGAAGACTTAACTGATCCAGTGACTGATATAACTTACGAAAAACGCACGATTACTTTTTAGAGGTAACTCATTATGACTAAGGCAAGAACCTTAGCAGACTTTAACACAGCATCAATCCCCGCATCGTTGCTTACAGGATCTCTACCAGCACTTGATGGGTCGGCACTGACTGACTTAGCTGGTGGTGGTAAGGTATTACAAGTAGTACAGGCAACTGATTCCACTCAACGTAGTAATGCACAGGCTTCCGATGTTGGTAATGGTGGTGCTTATTCAAAAAATAGCACTACTTTGGTTGCCAATATAACACCTAGCAGTACATCCAGTAAAATTCTTATTATAGCTAGTTCAACAATCTATAAAAGGACAGCAGGTGAGATGTACTTCACACTTTATAGAGATACTACTAATTTAGGAAATACTAAAGGGTTTGGCTACTTTAATGCTTTGCAAATAATACCGTGGTCAAAGAGTCACATAGACTCACCAAGCACAACTTCTCAGTTAGAATATTCTGTACAGTTTAAAAGCGTTAACACCCACGAAGCCGTACTCAACTACGATAACAATGAAGGACGTTTAATCTTAATGGAAATAGCTGCGTAAAGGACAACACATGGACGACTTAAAACAACACGTTGACCGCCTTGAATGGCGTGTCGATGCACATGACGAACAGTTAAGCGCCCTCACAGCTCAGGCTGAGGGTCTTAGAAGTATGCTCGATAATATCAACCGAACACTAATGCAAATTAAATGGTTAGTAGTCGGTGGAGCAGTTGTTTACTTTGCACAGGAGATGGGATTTTCACAATTCATTAAAGTTATCGGAGGCCTATGATCGGTATAACAGATTTAATAGCAGGAATCTTTAAACCTGCCGCTGACCTAGTTGACAAACTTCACACCAGTGATGATGAGCGGTTGAAAGCCAAGGGGCATCTTTTAGATGTCCAAGCAGCAGCAATGCAGCGTGTTTTCGACTACGAAACAGAAATGATCAAAGGACAGCAAGCTATCGTGTCCTCAGAGGCACAGAGCGAGCACTTCCTCGTAGCTGCGTGGCGACCTATAACAATGCTTACCTTCTTGGTACTTGCTGTAGGCGACTCGCTAGGGCTTCTGGCAACACCTCTCCGAGATGAAGCTTGGATGCTTTTACAGTTAGGATTGGGTGGCTATGTCGTAGGACGTAGTGGTGAGAAAATAGCAAAAGTTATGAAAGGTTAATTATATGACAGACTTATTAAAACAGTTGCATGACGGTGTAACAAAAGAACTACTAACGAGAGTGAACTCAGGCTTGGCTACACCAGCCGAACTCTCGGTGGCCGTTAAGTTCCTCAAAGACAACGGAGCGAGTAATGACATTATTACTGCTGAGTCACCTATGGCAAGCTTACTGACTGCATTGCCCTTTGAAAAGGCGGCTCACTGATGTCGAGAGATTACAAAGCTGAGTACGAGAACTACCACAAGAATCCTGAGCAGCGCAAACGAAACGACAAGCGCAAGCAAGCTAGACGTAACATGGTAAAGAAACATGGCAAACTAGCAATCAAAGGAAAAGACATAGATCACAAAGACCGTAACCCACATAATAACGCATATAGCAATCTTCGCATCTCTAGTGTGAAGAATAATAGGAGCCGTAATGGATAAAATGCCAGAGCAGCTACAAGACTTCCGTAACTTTATGTATATCGTTTGGAAGCATCTACTGTTGCCTGATCCTACGCTAGTTCAATATGATATGGCTGACTACATCCAGAACTGCCCTCGAAGATCAATCATTGAGGCATTTCGAGGTGTAGGTAAGTCTTATATTACTGCCGCATTTGTCGTGCACCAATTACTTCTTGACCCTCAAAAGAAGTTCATGGTTGTGTCGGCCTCAAAACAGAGAGCTGACGATTTCTCGACATTCACACAACGTCTAATCTTAGAACTCCCCATATGCCAACATCTCATAGCTACAAGTGAGCAGAGGTGGAGTAAGATAGCGTTTGATGTAAGACCCGCACTGGCTAGTGGTAGCCCTTCTGTTAAATCAGTCGGTATCACTGGTCAGTTGACGGGCAGTCGTGCAGATTTTATCATCGCAGATGACATCGAAGTACCTAATAACTCGATGACCCAGATGATGAGGGAGAAACTAGGGGAAGCCGTTAAGGAATTCGATGCGGTACTCAAGCCAGAGGGTAAAATACTCTATCTTGGGACACCACAGTGCGAAATGAGTCTTTATAATACACTAACAGAGCGTGGCTACCAGCTACGAGTCTGGCCAGCACGTTATCCTTCCGTAGAATACGCTGAGAAAGCCTACGGTGCACGTTTGGCTCCTGTGTTATGGGAAGCTATGCACTCAGCAAAGGAACCCTTAGACGGCCAACCAGTTGATCCTATGCGATTTGACGATGAAGACCTCTTAGAAAGAGAGTTATCCTACGGTCGTTCAGGATTTGCACTACAGTTTATGCTCGATACAACCATGAGTGATACAGATCGCTACCCTCTGAAGCTGTCAGACTTAATAGTCATGGCTGTCGATAATGACAAGGCACCTGAGAAGCTCGTGTATGGCATTATGAAGGACATTAAAGACCTCCCTAATGTTGGCCTTAGTGGAGATAAGTTCTTCGCACCAGAGGCCACTGTGGGCGACTACGTGGATTACGATGGCTCTGTCCTTGTAATTGATCCATCTGGTCGTGGTCAGGATGAAACAGCCTATGCAGTTGTTAAGATGCTTAATGGTTACTTGTATGTCGCCGCTTGCGGAGGTATTGCAGGTGGTTATAGTGAACACACGCTGCGTAAACTAGCTACACTAGCGAAGGATCACAAAGTCAACGTAGTTCTCATTGAGAGTAACTTTGGTGACGGGATGTTTACTGAGCTACTGAAGCCCATACTAAAGAAGATATATCCAGTTACTACGGAAGAGGTGAGACACAGCAAGCAGAAAGAGCTGCGTATCATAGATACACTTGAGCCAGTCATGAACCAGCACAAGTTGATCATTGATCCAAAGGTCATTCAAGATGACTTTGATAGTGTCCAACACCATCCACCTGAGAAAGCTCAACGCTACATGCTCACGTATCAGATGACTCGTGTGACTAAGACTCGTGGTGCTCTTGCACATGACGATAGACTCGATGCTCTGGCTATGGGTGTTGCGTATTGGGTAGAACAGATGGCTGCGGATGTTGATGAAGAAATGAATGAACGTAAACATCAGGTGTTGATGGATGAACTCGATAGATTCCAAAGCGGGTACAACGTCAACGCACCACAAAGGAGCAACGCATGGATATGAACACAGTACCAATGGTTAGACTAACATGGAAGGATGCCATAGACTCTGATGGAACATGGACTGATTTAGAAACTATTTTAGACCATGAGCCAGCTACATGTCAAGAGGTAGGCTGGTTAGTTTATAACGGTAGTGATAAGTGTATTATCATGAGGTCTAGGGTCGTTACAGCAGATAATGAGCTAGAAGAGGGTAGTGCATACATCGCTATCCCTCAGTCTTGGGTCATTAATGTAGAGGAATTGACCCCCAGCCTAGCGGCTGTGTAAGTCATTGATATTACTAGGTGGTTTCTAAACATACCGTTAAGCATAAGAGCTCCCCCCCGCCCCCTTTGATATACTATAGTATATAGGTATCTTAGGAGCCTGTAGAATATCTATGGTATTCTTAGGAGCCTGCCACCTTTCACTACCCAGTTTCACAACCTACCCCCTCTAGGAGGTGATCCTGTACTCCCTTAGGGGACTTAAAGATTTCGTTTCCTCCCTCGCTATCTTAGTCTTTAAGTTCCCTTGAGGAGTCTTTGGTGTCTTCCTCATTTTGACAGAAATATCTGAATGGGTATACGTAAGGGTGAGGATTTTGATTTACCCCCATACACCCACCTCCAACGCCACGCACAAGGACACAATTCACTCACGTGCTACACTATCATTAGGTGTACATCGGATTGATAATCGTATGCTATCGGATACTGGACATTCTATGGGGTTTTGTCGTTATCGTTCTTGTTTCCTTTATACGTCTTTTTGTTC